AGTTTCTCTACAGCACGCTCTAATTCTTCATCGCCAAGCCTAATCATCGTCTATCTCTCTAGCTGGGCCCGACATTGGTGCATGACATTTTTTCGTAAATGTTGTTTCATCGCCTTTTATGAGCATAGATAAGTTGTCTATCCACTCAACTTTTTTATCACGCATTAGCTGTTTGATAAGCTCATTGGATAATACTTTCACTGCTTTATTTTCAGCACCATTTGCTGTATTAGCTTTTATCGCAACATCCATTTGAACGTGAGTTCTTGTTATATATGTCTTTAATGTCATTTCTTCATCACTCCTATTAATTTTGTCTTAATTGCTTTAGGTAAGGCATCATAGTTGCTACCTATAACTTCTTGTTTATACAAATCTACAAACATTTGTGCTTTTTTCTCTGATTCTGACACTGTCAATCGCAACAAACTAGCACCTCCCAATCTGTTCCAAATTTTTATTGCTAACTCATCTTTGACATCTTTATGGTCATAGAATTCTTGAAATTTGTTTCTTATGTTAATATCTGATTCTTGTAGATATCTTGTTAAATTCACTGGCACCTGCGGTTTCCATGCACCTATTTCTTTGTCATTAGTGTGTGATATAAAGGCAGCCATAACAGCTTCTACAGAAAAACCTTGCAGGCTTATCCAAAACATCATTTCCTGAGCTACTGTTAGCTTGGGCTGTTTAGGATATGTTTCGTCAAACAATTGTATTAATTTATCAAATTCTGCTCTTTTCATACTTTTTTTCCTAAATAGTAGACAGGAAAACTAGCCATAATAAACCTATCTACTATTTATTTATATATATAAATATATATATATATATTATTATAATATTAATAATTATATAAACTAGCACGCAAAAAATCATTAATCAAGTTTTTTATTATACACTTGCATTAATATCAATATTAGTTATAATATAAATAACTAACTAAAAAGAGAAAAGTATGAAAAAATTAACTTATAAAGACGTAAGAGACACGCTATCAAGTATAGATGTTACTGATAGACTAAAAACATATAAATCAGGAAATGTAGATTTATCTTACTTGCCTTGGGCGGATGCTGTCAATTTTATGGATGAGCATTTTCCGCAATGGCACCCTACCTGGGGCAAATCGAAGATATTTCCAAATGGCACAGAAGAAATCTACTGCAAAATTACTATTGATGATTTATACAAGGAAATGTGGTACCCAGTAACGAAAAGCGACTCAAAAACACCGCTAGTTAATGCTGATTGTTATACCATGAACACCAATAAGATGAGAGGAATGGTCAAATGTATGGCAATGTTCGGTTTAGGCATTAAAGTTTTTACTGGCGAATCATATGAGGCACCTAATCCTGTAGAAACTGATGTATCTGACCCTATATTAACGCCAATAATTAAATTAAAAAACAATGATTCTAAGAATAAATACATAGAAGACATGTTAGCTAAGAGTAAATTAGAAGATGGCAAGGTAGACGAGATGCAGTTTGGCAAGGCAATAGACTTTGATTATAAAGAAACTGATATGCCTTATATTCCCAACAATCTAAGGGCATCTTCTTTCAGATATTATGCTTTCGGGCTTAGATACAAGAGTAAGGGAGTGTACACAATGTCGCCAGCTGAGAGAAAATTACAGTTGCAACACGATTTAGAGCAAAAATCTAGGGTTATACCTGAAGGAGCTATGGATTTAATTAGATATGGCAATTTCAACGAAAGAAGTGGCATAGCTAAGTGGATGTTGGTTAACAAACAAACATGTCAAGACTACTGTTCAGAGCAAAAAAATTATGTTATCGAAGGCGGGAAGTGGACAGAAGACGAAATAGCCAAGGATATAGCTGTATCAGCTACGCCTGACGGATTGTCAAATGACAATAAAACTATAATTGAGGTTAAATGCTCAGCTATGGGAAATAGTACGTATGACGAGTTCCCAAGACAGTATTTACCACAGATTATGGGGCAAATGTGGATAGCAAATGCCAATAAAGTACCAGTTGAGCAGGTAGATTTGGTCAATTGGACACCAAAACAAACAAAAATATGGAGGATAATGCGAGATGAGAAGTATGAACAATTTTTACGTGAACACCTTTCCGATTATTGCAATGCTTTAAAAGGCGGAGAGTTCAAAATAAAACTAAAACCTTACATAGGTGATTTAGATATAAAATTAATATATACAGGAGAATAGAATGAAACAAAAATTCAATCTAGCAATACAAAAAGAGTTAGCTAACGAGCCTGAAGTCATGGCTTTATTAGATAAATTCGACATGATAAAAGAGAAATCGGGCAAAAAATACCCGATTTTTTCTTGGAATGATTGTGAGGATTCTAATTCAGAGAACCAAACACATAAGAAAGCTGATATTGCAATATTTATGAATATGAGCAAAGCGGGAAAAGTCTACCCGACACTCACTATCGAGTGGAAGGAAGAAGAGAAGAAATGGTAGCTAGGAGGTAATATGTCATCTTACAGAAAAGATTACTACGAAAGAAACAAGGATAAGTTTAACAAACGCTCATCTGAATATTACAGTAAAAATAAAGATAAGTTGCTAGCTGAGGCTAAAAAGAAGAGAGAAAACAAAACTGATGAAGAAAAAGAAGATGAAAAAATAGCTAGAAGACAAAGATATCTTGATAACAGAGAATATCATCAAAAGTATTCTAAAAAGAAATGGGAAGAGTATAAGCAGTTGAAAGCTGAGTCAGAAAGCAAATCAGCTGCTTACGCTACATTAGCTGACCTAGAAGACGAAGAAGAACAGGAGTTTTGAGATGGCCAAAAGACTTACACAGACAGAAATCAATGAAGGGTTATTAGAAGAAATATACAATTTATGTTACGCAAACAAGAATGATAGTAACGTAGCTAGGATGATATGTAATCGCATAGATGACACTAAACCAGCTAAACAAAAAGAAGCTGAAGAACGTGAAAGATTGTTCAATGACCACCTTCTCAAAGCACAAAAAAACAATCATTTTTGATATGCCTGTATAATAAAAATCCGAAGGCGGGAAAAAGCCAGCAATGCGTGATTCTATAAGGTAAGATACAACTAATATCATTATAAGCTAAGCATTTCGTACGTTATACAAAAACACACAAGCTGGTAGTGTTATTAGATGGCGGAAAAGATGCAGAAAAAAGACGGCAATTCCTATGCACACGCACGCTCCTATATAAACAGGATTTTTGTAACCTAAAGCTTTTAATCAGCCTCCCCCAATGTTTTTAACGTAATCCCCCCAGGCAAGGGTGAAGTTTTTAATCAAATCCCCCCGAAAAACTTTTAAATGCAATCCCCCCAGGGATGGTGCTAGCTAATAGGCACAAGAATAAGGTAAAAAAATAACCTGCTAGCTGATAGAAAATAAATGTTGACATTAATATACATTGGTGCTAATATAATGCTACTAACTAAGGAGAAAAGTATGAAACATAAATGCACAAAAGAAGAACAAACTTGTGAGGCTAGGATAAATAATGCCCTAGCTGACAGGCTTAAGCAATTTGAACAAGGTGAGCTTGAAGGTCTTTGCTTCGACTATGTTGATAACAGCGAAACTGAACAGAAGTCTTATCATCGTTGGCAGCTTAGCTGGGGAGGACCAAGCGACGAGTTCAGGCTTTTCAAAGACGGCACTGTTAAGTATTGGTTCCTAGATTGGTATGACGGAGCTAGCAGAGAAGTAAACAACAAGGAGTTGCTAAACTACATGTGTACCCAAGCTATAGAGAATCTGTAAAGTTTTTAAATAGCTTCCCCCAAATCTTTTGTTCTTCTTCCCCCCAAAGGGGGAGGAGATTGCAAGACGTGTGGGGGGGGGATAATGCCAAATATCTGTTAGCTAGGGGCAATAAAATAAATAAATAAATATATTGACATTCATATACATTAGGATTAATATAACTGTACATTAACTAACTGGAGAAAAATAATGGAAAACGTAACAAGAGAAGACTGGGATGCGTACCTAAGCGTACAAAAATCAGGCAAGTACAACATGTTAGACCCGATGGCAAGAATGTCGGCAGGTTTAGACAAGTCAACATGGATGGCGATTATCACTAACTATGAAAAGCTAGCTGAGCAATATCCTAGTTAGTTAGGAGATGGGTAGCTGAGTGAGTAGCAATTGACGACTAAACTGAAAGCTCAGTTACCTAGCTAGGACAAACTTTTTAATGAAATCCCCCCTAAAGTTTTTAAGTGGCTTCCCCCAAATGGGGCACTAGCTAGGAATATATATAAAAAAAATAACAAAATAAAATAGGAATATAAGCAAATGATAATATACTGTTTCCAGGTGATTTAACATTGTTTTTAATATACATTGATGATAATATAATGGTATGTAAGGGAACGAGAAATCTTGCACACTGGCTAGGCAGTATAAACATTCCTAGAGCCGAGTGACCTAGGTGTTAGAAATGAGCATCACACGACGCAGTTCTAACATTTAGAAACAATTAACTAACTATAGGAAAAATATTATGCAAATAATACAAAAAGGAAATGCGGACGCTTTAGAAGTACCCGCAGAAATTAAGTTTGATATTAAACTAGAGCCACTTCAAACGCTTGATGGGTTATACATACCAACAGAGCAGAGACGTGCTGTAGTTGATACAACTAATAATAGAGTTGTTGGTACTTGCGGGAAAGTCTACAAGCCAACAGAATATTACAAAGTTGTTGAACGTGTTAACTCAGGTTTACGCAGTTCTAATATTAACTTAAATGATATCGTAGTTGAAGATAATTTATATGATGGTGGCGGTAAGTTTCACCGCAAAATTACATTTAATAAAGTTGAGCAGTCACTAGCTAAGGTTGATGACGTTGTAAGACTAGAATTAAATATACATTCATCATTAGATTTATCTAGAAAAATATCATCTATATTTAGTGCGTTAAGATTATGGTGCACAAATGGTTGCGTTACTGATGATTATGCAGTTCAACGTAACTACAAACAAACCACAAACTTAATTCCCGACTACCTAGCTACGAACTCAATCAGAGCATTAGAGATGTATGAAAATAACATTGAATGGTTTGATAGATTACTAGCTACGAACATCACCGAAGATGACGCTATCAAGTTCTTTAAAGAAACTATTGGTAAACTTACAAAACCAACAGCGGAAAAGAAAACTTATAGCGAATCAAAAGTGCAGAAGTTACTCAATAGATATCGTAAAGAAGTAGGTCTACAAAATAAAGGTAATACTTTATGGACGCTTTACAATACTATCACTAACTATTCTACACACGTTGATAATGTAGACTGGACTGGTAACACTGTTAACGAAAATGGCGATTTAGTCAAAGCGTCGTTAAATGGTGCTAAGCATAACGTAAAATATACAAGAGAACTTGAAGTAGCTAAGAGTCTTAGACATCCTGTCTTTGCACTTGCTAGCTAATTCATTTTTTTAACTAACTATAGACTAGCTAGCAATATCGTTAGCTAGTCGCAACTAAAGGTAACTAACTATGAAACAACAATTATCATTTCCATTCTGGTCAAAAGATGGAATAACACAAACAGTAGGAAAAAAACTCTTCGGCGTTCTATTTACAAAACGTGATGGAACAGAACGTAAGATGTTATGTAAGCTAGGAATAACTGATAAAGATTATTTTACTGGCGGTGGTGCTAAGTATGATACATCTAATCATTTAGTTGTAGTTGATATGAAACTCAGACAGCAAGGCATAGCTAAGACAAAATGCTGGCGTGCAATCAGAGTTGACAGTATAAAACAAATCAACTTTCAAGGTGGTGCATTATGAGTAACATATCAAAAGACATTGCTAATGATAAACTTGATGAGTTGCTAGCTGAGTATGAAGACGTTGTTAACGCAATGATTCATATTCGCATGCAACAATTAGATGAGTCAGAAGACACAGCAACAAGACGTGTTAAACAATGTCTACATGAGATAGACATAAAACAAGCGAGACGCTTACTCATGTAACGTAACAATCGGGCTGGCGGGTAAAAGTAAAAACAAAAACCCCCCAGCCCCCCTTTTCAAAAAATTTTCCATGCGTGGGGTTCTCTTCACGCAGCGGGGGGAAAATATAAAAGTATATTAATGCCAATCTATATATTAAAAATAATTTTGACTTTAATATAATAGTGTGATACTGTTAAGATACTAACTAAAAAGGTAAAAGTATGAAAACATTAAAAAAAGCAAAACGTAACTATCATGGTATGTCTGTCAAAGACAGAATCAAGAAGGTACAACGCCAGTCTTCAGAACTGGGTCTACATCTCGATTGGGAGCAAGCTAAGGAGCTTTACAATCATTCTACCCTAGGAGATATCTACTTAAACGATATCTACCAGGTAATATTACTCGAGGGCAAGGACTGCGATGACATGGTTCTTAGAGACGAGCTCAAGGGTAGATGCTCATATCTAAGTATTAAAAGAATAGATAAACAGAGCATACATGATTGGCGTGATTTACAAGAAATCAAAAACCAGCTATGCGGCGATGAGAGGGAGGCATTGGAAATCTATCCTGCTGAGAGTCGTCTCGTAGACACAGCAAACCAATATCATCTCTTCGTTATGCCTGAAGGTGATAGCGTACCATTCGGATTCGAAGATAGATTCGTCGATAGGACTGAGAGAAAAGGAGGGATAGGAGAAGGTTGCCAGCGTGGACAAGGCTAATGTTTCACGTGGAACCTAGAAATTTCGAGCCGACCCTTCGGGTCGGTTCAGTAACACAACATCTTGTGGTTTAGAAAAAAAATATCACAATATGTTGATATTAATTTTAAAAATATGTAGGATAGGAAGTGGATAACTACGTCCTCACTCTAAAATCCCATGTCAGACAAAGAAAGAATACACGAGCTTATCGCAATACTAGGTAAGCGTAGAAAAGAATTTAAACTCAATTACTATGAACCCTATGATTTTCAATTGAGATTTCATGAGGCGGGGTCTGAGTGTAATCAAAGATTACTCATGGCTGCTAATAGGGTAGGTAAATCATACGTCGGGGCTATGGAGATGGCGATTCACCTTACAGGAGTCTATCCTGATTGGTGGAAGGGTAAGAAATTTGAGGAACCCATAAGAGCATGGGTTTGCGGGGCTAGTAATGAAACCACTAGAGATATATGTCAACGAGAATTATTTGGGCAGCCCGATAACCCAAGAGATAAAGGCAAAGGAAGTATTCCGAAACACCTTATAGGGGAGGCGACTAGAAAGCCTGGCGTACCGAACGCTCACTCCTCGGTACTTGTTAGACATTCATCAGGCGGATGGTCTCGGGTTGCCTTCAAAGCTTACGAAATGGGTGCTGAAAAATTTATGGGAGAATCAATCGACCTAGTATGGCTCGATGAGGAACCATCCCAAGAAATATATTCACAGTGTATAACAAGGACGCTCGACAGAAGAGGCCAAGTCTATATGACATTTACACCCGAATCAGGCATGACAGAGGTCGTACAGAACTTTACAACAGAATTACGCCCTAGACAGGCATTGATAACAGCAGGTTGGGAAGATGCAGGACATCTGACTGAAGACATGAAAGAGCAGATTTTAGCGGCATTGCCAGCTCACGAGCGTGAAATGAGGTCTAAAGGGATACCAATGATAGGCTCAGGCCTAGTATTTCCGATATTAGAAGACAACCTTGCTTGCGAGCCCTTTACTATACCTGAGCATTTTCCAAGGATTGCAGGACTCGATTTTGGTTACGACCATCCAACAGCAGTTGTATGGCTAGCATGGGACAGAGACGAAGATATTATATATATATACGACTCCTATCGTATGAGTAAGCAAACCCCTGACTATCATGCGTCATTCATCAACGAAAGAGAAGGAAGCCATTATATCCCTGTTGTATGGCCCCATGATGGATATCAACATGACAAAGGCTCAGGGGTTACGCTCGCTGAACAATATCGAGAAGCTCATGTAAACATGCTACCTTTTCACTTCGAAAACCCGCCAGCTATTGGTGAGAAAAAAGGTGGTAACTCAGTAGAGCCAGGGATTATGGAGATGCTTACACGCATGGAACAAGGAAGATTTAAGGTATTTAACACGCAATATGAATGGTTCGAAGAATTCAGGTTGTATCACAGAAAGGACGGTAAATTAGTGAAAATAAGAGATGATTTGATGTCAGCAACAAGATATGCAGCTATGAGCTTGCGTCATGCGACTATTGAGACCTCCAAGTGGAACAAAGCAGGACCATTAGCACCTGACGTGGCGATAGTCTAATGAGTATTGTAGATTTTCTCAAACAGCAAAGAGTTATTCCATATTATGATATAAACAGCCCATTTGACATTCCTTTAAAATCATACAACCAAGTTTTAGCTCAACCTGTTGCACAAGCTAATGATTTCTTGTCAAACAATCCTAGTGTAGGAGTCAAGATACCATATACAAACATGGGCGTAGGTAACGTGAACTATGAAAGAAATTTATTAGAGGATAAGCTCAGTGATTTGCAAACACAAAGCATAAAAGATTATTATGCTAGTGCTATGCCTGGAGATAGAGGATTCGGCGTTACTGAAGTCCTTAACGACAAAGATTTATTAGATTTTTACAACCAAGACATGTTGGTACAACAAAAAGACGCTGAAACGCTTGCTGCTACACAAAAAGCTCAAACAACAACACCAAATACAGGAATATTCGGCGATGATGCCAAAATGTTGATGATGTTAGCACAGGCAGGCGGATTATTTGGCGATAGAAAACCAGCAACCAAAATAATGCAAGCACAGGCTACTCCAGGACTACGCTTAGACGACAGTAATCCTTATGTAAACGAACTAAGACGAGGAATATTCGGATGAGCAAAAAAATGAATGAAAGTGAGCTACTGAACTTTGTATCATCACAAATAGAAGCCTCAAGCGGGCACATGAACAGCGAATTATCTAGCCAGCGTGAAGATAACATGAAATATTATCTTGGCGAGAAGTTTGGCAACGAAATAGATGGCAGGTCAGAAATCGTTACAACTGATGTAAGAGACACTATCGAATACATTATGCCATCATTGATGCGTATATTTACAACACACAATCATGTAGCTGAATTCGAGCCACAAGGCCCTGAAGATGTCGAGATGGCTAAACAGGCCACTGATTATGTTAATTACGTCTTTAGTAAGCAAAATGAGGGCTTTAAGGTCCTTTATGACGTGTTTAAAGACGCACTTATATCCAAAACAGGCATAATTAAGCATTGTTGGGAAGAAAAACAAGAAACAGGCACAGAATACTACACAAACCTTACAGAAATAGAATATCAGTCAATCCTAGCTAACGATGAGTTAGAAGTTAAGGAATTGACAGAAACTATTATCAGAGAAGAGCAACAAGACCCACAAACAGGTCAAATGATGCCAGCTGTCGTAACATATGACGTAACAGTGCTCAGGTCTAAGGTGTCAGGACAAGTAAAAATATACTCTGTACCACCTGAAGAATTTTTAATAAGTAAGAAAGCTACAAGCATAGAAGATGCAGCTTTTGTATGCCACAGAGTAAAAAAGACCGTATCTGACCTTATTTTAGAAGGATATGATAAAAAAACACTAGACAAGATACCTTCTTACTCAGATGCAGAAGCAGAATACAATTCTGAAAGACTTGCAAGGTTTAGCTACGATGATACTGACGTAGAAACAGACGTACACAGTACAGGTGCTGATAAGACAATATGGATTGAAGAATGTTACGCAAAAGTCGATTTTAACGGCGATGGCATAGCAGAACTTAGAAAAATTACTAAAGGCGGAGACTACATACTAGATAATCAAGAGATTGATTACTTGCCATTCTCATCTATATGTCCTTTACCAATACCACACAAGTTTCATGGCATGAGTGTTGCAGATACAGTCAAAGACGTACAACTAATTAAGTCTACGATTGTCAGAAACCTATTAGACAACATGTACCTGACTAACAATGCAAGATATGCAGTATTAGCAGGGCAAGTAGAATTAGATGATTTATTAACATCAAGACCTGGCGGAATAGTTAGGATGCGTGCTCCGAACGCAGTACAACCATTACCGACCCCACAAATGCAACCTTTTGCTTTCGAAATGGTTAAATATTTAGACCAAGTAAGAGAGGAAAGGTCGGGCGTATCTAAAATGACGCAAGGTTTGAACCCTGATGTTTTGAACTCACACGTAACATCAGGAGCAGTTTCAGCAGCAACAGAGTCTGCAATGCAAAGAATAGAACTCATAGCTAGGATATTTGCAGAGACAGGTATAAAAAATGTATTCAGATGTATCTATCAGTTAATACAAAAATATGAGGACAGACAAAAGATTGTTTATCTAAATAACAAATTTGTACCACTAGATGTCTCACGTTGGAAAGAAAAATTAAATTGTACAGTTAATGTTGGTATAGGTTCAGGTTCACAACAAACCAAAATGCAAACATCAGCATCAATCATGCAAATACTACAGTCATTAATACAAGCAGGTATGATGGGTCAATTAGTTACACCTGATAACATATACAACACAATAAAAGAATACATCGAGCAAGCTGGTTACAAAAACGCAGACCAATTTATATCAAACCCAGCTAACATGCCTCCTCCACAACCTAAGATGAGTACAGAAGAGAAGGTCGCACAGCAAAAAGCACAAGTCGAATTACAAAAACTTCAACTACAAGCACAAGAATTGCAAATTGACACGCAGTTAAAAGCAGAAGAACTAAAACTTAAGAAAAAAGAAGCAGCAGTCGAATTAGCAATTAAGAACAAAGAATTGGAGATTAAAATAGCTGAGCATCAGTTGAAAGAAGCTGAGCTAGTATTAGAAACGGTACAAGAAAGGCCTGTCGCAATCGGTGACACCTAATGATTCAGCTGTTACCTACGTTTGCCAGAGCATTACAGCAAATACTCAAATTTCATTCTAAAGGTAAATATGCACCTGGTCCTAAGCTTACATCTGCAAGAGGAGCTTTAGGAATGACCGACAGTTCTAAAAAAGCGTTGTCTGCTATCGAAGGCAAGGTCAAGTTGTATGAAAATCAAATAAATAACATGCTTAGAACGGGCAAGAAGCCTGATTTGAAACTATTTGAAACGCAAATCAACAAAGAATTGCAAAGATTTAGTGCAGGAACAAGTTTAGGAAACGTAGAAAGGGTACATCTAAACAAAGCTATGTTAGAAATAAGAAATCAAATAAGAAATTTAGATTTAACAAAATATGGCAAGCTCGGGGCAGGAACAAGGCTTACAAAAAACGCATTGACCAGTGCTGACAGAGTTTTCAAGCATACATCTAATAACTTGAGTGGCTCTACTACTGCTGCTAACAAAATTATAAAAAAAACAATGAAGTCAGATGAATTTAAAAAAAGAGTAAAAACAATAAAATACTAGGAGATAACAATGCCAGGAAAACATTATAAATATTTCAAAAATAGAAAAAATAAAACACCAAGTTACTAATGCTTACAAAAAAACAAAAAGCTACTTTAGATAAACATAAAGTACATCACACAGCTAAACATATGACATTAATGAAAAAGCTTATGAATCAGGGTAAGTCTTTTACAGAATCACATAAAATAGCAATGAAAAGGGTAGGAAAATGAGTTTATACAGAAACATACACGCAAAACGTAGAAGAATAAAAAAAGGCTCAGGCGAGACAATGCGTAAAAAAGGGGACAAAGGAGCACCGACTGACGCTAATTTCAAGCGTGCTGCAAAAACAGCTAAGGGCACAAAGAAAAAATTACACAGAACAAAGAAAAAGAAATAATTGAGTAAAAAAGAAGAAGGCTTACAGCGTAGCAAATATTATGAATCTAGGTATGACCATTATATTTCTTTAGGTTACAGTAATGGCCAATCTTCCAAGTTAGCACATGTGGACTTAGCTAAAAGATTCAAACAAAAGAATCCAACTATTGATAAATTGAAACAAATTTGAAAAACACAGAATTACAAACACTATGTTTAAAACACCGACTTTCTGTCGAGGACATATTCAGGATGACAGGAGTAAAACCCAATGACATTCGTGGATGGTTGTCAGGCAAAAGGAAGATTCCAGACTGGTTAACAGAAGAATCTTTAACAAAAAAAAAGAGAATAACTACACCTGCGTAAGCAGATAGAATCCCAGGAGATAAAATGGCAACTAAAGAAAAACAAATACAAGAAGGACAAGAAGCATCAATGTTATTGGATAATCCGGTTATAACAAACGCTTTTAATGTAATCTTAAATGAAGGATATCAAAAATGGATATCTACAAAACCCGAAGATAAAGAGGAAAGAGAAAGTCTATATCATGGGCAAATAGCAGCTTTGAAATTCAAACAAGTATTAGTAAATACTATGGAAAATGGAAAGTTACTAGAAGAAGAAAGAAAATTGGAGGCTAAATAATGGCTATACCAAAAAAACCTTCACAATATGGCGGAATTCCTGTGCACGATGTTAATTCAGCACAGGCAGCACTTCTTGAAATAATGGACACTCCCAAAGAGGAACAAAGTCCTGACCAAGAAGAAACAATTGAAACAACGGAAGTAGTTTCAGAACAGGGCATGGAGCCCGAATCAGTTGGAACAGAAGCAGATGAGGAGCTTTTAGCAAGCGACTTAGATGTTGAAGATATGGTAGACGATGACCAAGAAGAAGGAGTCGAGACACCTGACATGTACACCATCAAAGTTGATGGTAAAGACATAGAGGTTACTCTTGACGAACTCAAAAACGGTTACAGTAGACAAGCTGATTACACACGAAAAAGTCAAGTATTGAGCGAACAACGTCAACGAGCTGACCAAGAGTTAGCGACGACTCAACAGGAAAGACAGCGTTATTTATCGCAACTTAAACAAATCGACAGTCAAGCAAATGCTGAAATTGAAAAATATCAGAGCATTGATTGGGAGAGACTTAAGGAAGAAGACAGAGACACTTTTTATGAAAAGCGTGATGCTTTTCGTGAACTGAAAGACAATCAAAGAAAACTTAGAGAAGAGCAACAAAATCTCATTGCCAAAGAGCAGGCCACACAGAAACAACAATATTCTGAAGCCTTAGCTAAGCAACAAGAGATATTGAAAAATAAACTACCTCAATGGTTTGACCCAAAAGAGGGACGTAAACTTAAAGACGCAGTCTTTAATTATGCAATGTCTCCTGAAGTAGGGTTTACTAATGAAGAAGTTAGTAGCTTAATAGACGCTAGGTCTGTACAAGTTTTACATAAAGCAATGCTTTACGACAAACTTAAAAATTCTAAGATTGCTAAGAAAAGAACAAAAGTTGTACCGAAAGTAACAAAGCCAGGAACTGGCACTACCAAGGCTGATGTCAATAGTGAAAAACACGCAAAACTTAGAGCAAGGGCAAAAACTACAGGGAAAGTCGATGATGCTGCGAAGCTACTCGAATCCTTGTTATAGCCTTAAATACAAAACTTTAACACACAGAGGTGTAATTAAAAATGGCACAATTAAGCAATACATTTGAAACCTACGATGCCGTAGGTAACAGAGAGGATTTGCAGAATGTTATTTATAACATTTCGCCAACAGACACTCCGTTTATGTCAAGTATCGGTACAGGTACCGCTACTTTTACTAAGCATGAGTGGCAAACTGACGCATTAGCGGCAGCGGCAGCAAACGCTCAAAAAGAGGGAGATGATTCTCCTAGTGCTGCGTTATCGGCTACTTCTCGTGTTTTCAACTATACACAGATTTCATATAAACCTGTTATGGTCTCAGGAACACAAGAAAAAGTTATACACGCAGGCGTGAACTCAGAAATAGCTTATCAAATAGCTAAAGCTGGTAAAGAGTTAAAAAGAGACTTAGAACTAGCAATGACTGGTAAAACAGATGCTGGAGCAGGTTCAGGTAATGGTGCATCTAACAGAACTTCAAGAGGTTTTGAAAGTTGGACTACTACTAACAACGTATATGGCTCAGGCGGTTCAAACTCAAGTGGAGACGTTACAGACGGAACACAAAGAGTTTTAACTGAGTCTTTATTAAAAACAGAAATGAAAAATTGTTACGATGCGGGTGGAGACCCTGATTTATTGATTGTTGGTTCATTCAACAAACAAAAAATATCAGGATTTACTGGCAACAACACAAGAATGGATATGGCAGAGGACAAGAGACTTGTCACTACTATTGATGTTTACGTTTCTGATTTTGGAGAAGTAAGAGTAATGTCAAACAGAATATTAAGAAGCAGTGGAAGAAGTGCTCTTCTTGTACAATCTGATATGTTTGCAACTGGTTACTTGAGACCTTTCCAAACTATAGAACTAGCTAAAACAGGTGACGCAGAGAAGAGACTACTCTTAACTGAATGGACCTTGATAGCTAAAAATGAAGCAAGTTCAGCAACTATTGCTGATTTAACAACTTCGTAGTAAACTAGACTACACAGTTAGTTAAACGGGGCTGGTTACTCATACTCTCCAGCCCCAACCCCCTTAAGATACCAATTAATAATGACCTTGAAGAATGTATCACTTCGGAACGAGGGTTATTAATCTATGGAGAAATTTAATGAGAACATTAAATGATTATTTTGTATATGGTGAGATAGCTGACATTTCAACAGCATCAAGCACATTTGTAACTGTACCTGATGGCGGTAAAATTATAAAAATTTATACTGCATTACAGGGTGCAATTTCATCAGCTAACGCAGCAATTACTTTTGAACTAGGCGGCACTGCAGTTACTGGTGGAGCTATAACAGTTGCACATTCAGGTTCAGCGGCTGGTACTATTGATTCGTCAACACCTACCGCAGCTAATGAACTTTTAGAAGGTGAAACTATTGAAATGATTACTGATGGGGCATCTTCAGGTGCTCAAAAATTATGTGTAACATTTGTAATTAGGAGATAAGCATGAGTAGTTGGAGTTTTGGCCAAAGAGTCATAAAAAACCAAACAAGAACTGTAAACCAAACAGGAACACAAAGAAGTGACGCTTTTACAACAGGTGTCACTTATGTCAGATGTACTGCTGATGCTACAGGAGTATTTATTGCTTTTGGCAAAACTCCTACAGCAGCAGTAAGCACTGGTATACGTTTAGTAGCGAATGAACCTAAAACATTCAAGGTAGATAACGCTGATAAACTTGCAGCTATTATTGCAAGCAGTACAGCAAATGTATTTATCGAGGAGCTTAGCGAATAATGAAGAAAGCGATTAGTCACAATCAAATTTTTCACTGGCACGAGCCTACAAAAGAAATGGCTATTGAGCATATCGAAGACATCAAGCCCTTAATTGATTCTAACAAAAGATTACAGCAGGAAGACCATAGCAGACATGACGAGTTTCGTTTGTCAGCAAGAATTCCAGTGACTGTAGTCTATGAGTGGAAAGCAAAATACGGGGTTGATGTCTATGATAAAAACCATAAAGACGCTGTTAGGAAGCTCCTTAATGGTCCTGAATACAAATACTTAAAAACAACAAATAGAGTAATATAATGGCAATATCCACATATGCAGAATTACAAGCTAGCATAGCTAGTTGGCTAGACAGAACGGACCTGACAGATAAGATTCCTGAGTTTATAGCACTCGCAGAAACAAGACACAGACGTGATTTTAAATTGAGAAGGATGGAAACAAGAGTTACTGCTAACACCATAGCAGACTCTGAATACTACTCTTTGCCTGAACAATACGTTGCTATGCGTAATATACAACTAAATACTGACCCAAAAACATCATTAGAGTATTTAACACCTGAACAAATGGACAGAATATATGCAGGAAGCAACAAAGGACAACCTAAAGCTTACAGCATCATAGCTAATAATATACAGCTAAGGCCTTTGCCTGACTCAGTCTATCAAATAGAAATGTTGTATTTTAAATACTTTACACCTTTATCAGACACAAATACGACAAATGACATGCTTACTTATCATCCTGACGCATATTTATATGGTGCGTTAGTAGAAGCAGAACCCTATTTACAAAACGATAAAAGAATTCAAACGTGGGCTGGTTTTTATGATAGAGCCAAAAAAGACATTATAGACTCTAATGAAAGAGATAGACACTCAGGTGTAGCACCTACAACAAGAGTAGACTACGGATTATATTAATGACTACATGGACAGTAATACAGCAAACATCAGCAGGATATATAGAAACAGAAAGCGACCTCTTCGTTCTAGCAACAGAAGGCGGCAGCTTAATTAGATTAGAAAATGCAAGCGGAATAGATGGTGATGACTGGCAAGATGTTACGCCTCCTACAACAACCTGGACGGTACAATAAATGGCAACTAAAAAAATATCAGAACTGACCACGACCACTACCCCATCGAGTAGTGCTTTATTTCCTATAGTAGACTCAGGAGCAACAGTTGCTGTAACTCTTGCAAATATAGCAGCAAACATGCCTACAATATCTGTTGCAAACTTAACAGCAGACGCTTTAACAGTTACAAATAATGCAACTATTGGTGGAGACCTAACTATAACAGGCGATGACCTGACCATGGGTACAAACACAAGTGGTGCTGCCTTAATTGCTGATGGAACGAATTTTAACCCTGTAGTTATATCAGGAGATATATCTATAGGAACATCAGGTACTGCTGCTATTGGAAGTGGCGTTATAGTAAACGCAGATGTCAACTCTAGTGCTGCTATAGCTTTTTCTAAGATGGCAGATTTAACTGCATCAAGAGCATTGGTCTCTGATGGTAGTGGTGATGTATCAGTATCAGCAGTTACATCAACAGAGATTGGTTATTTAGATGGCGTATCTTCTGCAATACAAACACAATTAGATGGCAAAGCGTCATCAACTTATGTGCCTACAACAATTACAGTGGCAGATGAATCAACAGACACTACATGCTTTCCATTATTTGTTACGGCAGCGACTGGCGACCTAGCTCCTAAATCAGGAAGTAATCTTGCTTTCGATTCTAATACAGGTGCTTTAACAGCTACTAGCTTCGTTGGAAACTTAACAGGAAATGTTACAGGAAACACGAGTGGTTCATCAGGAAGCACAACAGGAAACGCAGCAACTGCAACAGCTTTAGCTACTGGCAGAGAAATTTCTCTTGCAGGTGATGTTACGGCTTCAGGCGTATCATTTGACGGAACTGGCAATATAAGTCTATCGACAACGATTGCAGCAAACAGCGTAGCACTTAGCACAGACACAACTGGTAACTATGTAGCGGGAGTAAGTGGCACAACCAATGAGATTGAAGTATCAGGTTCAGGAAGCGAAGGAGCAACTGTAACTGTAGGATTGCCTGACAATGTAACGATTGCAGGAAACTTAACAGTAAATGGCACAACAACAAGTGTTGATACAACAAACCTTGAAGTTGAAGACCCATTAATTAAATTAGCAAAAAACAATAGTGCTGCTGATAGTCTTGATATAGGTTTTTATGGTCTATACGATACATCAGGTTCACAAGATTTATATTCAGGATTATTTAGAGACGCTAGTGATTCAGGCAAATACAAATTATTTAAAGATTTACAAGCAGAACCAACCACAACAGTAAACACAAGTGGTACAGGTTATGCTACAGGCACATTAGTTGCAACTTTCGAGGGAAACCTTACTGGTAATGTTACTGGTAATACTTCAGGCACATCAGGTTCTACAACTGGTAATGCAGCGACAGCGACTGCGTTACAGACAGCACGAAACATTGGTGGAGTCTCATTTGACGGAACAGGAAATATAGACTTACCTGGAGTTAATTCAGCAGGTAATCAAAACACATCAGGTACGGCAGCGATAGCAACAGCAGTAACTGTGGCAGATGAATCATCTGATACAACTTGTTTTCCTTTATTTTCGACAGCAGCTACTGGAGATTTAGGTCCTAAGTCAGGTAGTAACTTAACATTTAATTC